TACATCGCCATGAAGGTTAAGCTGTTCTTCGACCCACCGGGGAACTCCTTCTTGGTTCAGGCTTACCAGAAGCTGATCGAGGAGGCAGCATGGCGACTGATCTATCAGACCGAGGGGAAGCAGAGGTAGAAGACCTCGTTCACCATGGTGTAAAAGGCCAGAAATGGGGCGTCATCCGCAAGAAGGCTAGCGCTGGTCGGAAGGCCACCATCAAGGCCATCCAGAAGAGTGGGCGATTCACCGCCAACGCCACCAAGACGACTATCAAGACTGCTCGAACTGGGGCAGCTAAGGTACAGAAGGCTAAGCAGGCCCATGACCAGCGAGTCGCCGGAAAGAAACAGGCTAAGGCAGACGCCAAGGCCCGAAAGAAGGTCGCAAACCGCGGATATAAGAAGATCAGCGACACCGAACTCCAGTCTCGAATTAAGCGGCTGGAGCAAGAGAAACGCTATCGGGAGCTCAAGGCCGATCGCCACCTGGTTCGAGGTCGTGAAGTCACTCGATCGATCCTCGAGAACTCTCTGACGAAGGCTGGGACCTATGCTGGGACCAAGCTGATGAAGTCTGCATTCGATAATGCCTTCGACGCTGGGAAGGGCGGTAAATCCACGGCCGAGACCCTTAAGAAGGCGGCTGAGAAGGCCAAGGAAGCCGCTGAGGCTGCCTCCGTTGTCGCGGAAGAGGCTAAGGCTGAGTATCGGTCGACTGGTGGACCTACTAAGGTAAAGGGTCCGGCTCTTCCAAAGAGTAAGACTCCGAAGCAGATCGAGAAGCCGAAGTCGTACAAGCAGACTAAGCCCTCCCCCAAGAAGAAGCGCTACCCGCGCAACCCGGGGAGCACAGCTAAGTAATGCTCTCGAACACCGCAGTACCAAAATACTACGGGCAGTTTCGAGATGCAGTCGTCCGAGGAGAGATTCCGGTATGCGAAGAAATCTCATGTGAGATGAATCGCATCGATGCTCTCATCGCAAACCCGGAATACTACTATGACGACAAGGCTGTAGAGGGCTTTATCGCTTACTGCGAGAATGAGCTCACGCTGTCCGACGGAGCCGACCTCCACTTGCTCGACAGCTTCAAGCTCTGGGCCGAACAGCTCCTTGGCTGGTACTACTTCGAGGATCGCCAGGTCTTCGTCCCATATGAGGACGGAGTCGGCGGTCGATACGAGACCAAAACAGTAAAGAAGCGCCTAACGATTAAGCAGTATCTGATCGTTGCTCGTGGAGCGGCGAAGTCGATGTATATGTCTCTGATCCAGAACTACTTCCTGGTGATCGACACTACCACGACGCATCAGATCGCTACGGCTCCGACCATGAAGCAGGCTGAAGAGGTGATGGGTCCCTTCCGGACCGCCATCACTCGAGCCCGAGGTCCGCTGTATAAGTTCCTGACTGAGGGATCCCTTCAAAATACAACTGGTGCGAGGGCTAACCGCCAGAAACTGGTTGCTACGAAGAAAGGTGTGGAGAACTTCCTCACTGGGTCTCTTCTCGAGGTCCGCCCCATGTCTATTGACAAGCTACAGGGTCTTCGACCCAAGGTTTGTACGGTGGATGAGTGGCTTTCCGGTGACATCCGTGAGGACGTGGTCGGTGCACTAGAACAGGGGGCCTCAAAGATCGATGACCCGGTCATTCTGGCCGTCTCATCTGAAGGAACCATCCGCAATGCGGTGGGCGACACCATGAAGATGGAGTTGCTCAAAATACTGAAGGGCGAATACATCGCCCCTCACATCTCAATCTTCTACTATAGACTTGACGACATCAAGGAAGTAGCAGATCCTGCTATGTGGGTGAAAGCCCAGCCGAACATCGGCATTACTGTTTCTTATGATCGGTACCAGCAGGACGTCGATCGAATGGAGCAAGCTCCTGCCGCTCGAAACGACATCCTCGCTAAGAGGTTCGGGATCCCCATGGAGGGATACACGTACTTCTTCACCTACGAAGAGACGATCCCGCACAGGAAGAACACCTTCTGGAACATGCAGTGCGCTATGGGCGCCGACTTGTCCCAGGGTGATGACTTCTGTGCATTCACATTCCTATTCCCACTCAGGAATCAGGCTTTCGGCGTAAAGACGCTGGCGTACATCTCTGAGCTGACGCTTATGAAGTTGCCGGGAGCCTTGCGCCAGAAGTATGACGAGTTCATCCAAGAAGGAAGCCTCCGAGTCATGGAGGGTACCGTCCTGGACATGATGGAAGTCTATGAAGATCTAGACCAGTACATCGATGAACAGAAGTACGATGTCTCGGCATTTGGGTTCGACCCGTACAACGCCAAGGAGTTCGTAACCAGATGGGAGCAGGAGAACGGCCCGTATGGTATTGAGAAGGTCATTCAGGGAGCCAGGACAGAATCGGTCCCCCTCGGGGAACTGAAGAAGCTGGCCGCTGAGCGACTCCTCATCTTCGACCAGGAACTCATGTCTTTCACCATGGGAAACTGTGTCACCCTTGAGGATACCAACGGTAACCGAAAGCTGCTGAAGAAGCGCTCGGAAGAGAAGATCGACTCGGTGGCTGCTCTGATGGATGCCTTCGTGGCATACAAGATTAACAAGGAGGCATTCGAATGAGCAAGGAGGTGAAATGGGTTTAACCGACCGATTGAGCCACGCCTGGAATGCATTCACCAGGTCCCCGGATAAGAAGAACTTCACTCCCGAGTATGGGTCGTGGACGTTTGGAAATCCGAACCTGAACTACCGGCCTGTCGTCGGGGATCAGACAATCGTCACTAGCATCTACAACCAGATTGCTATTGACGTATCGAACGTCCCGATCCGACACGTCAAGACTGACGAGAATGGCAACCTCAAGAGCTACTACCGTAGTTACTTGGACGACTGTCTGTCTCTGAGCGCCAACATTGATCAGACTGGACAGGGATTCTTCCAGGATCTCGTCCTGACTCTGTTCGAGGAAGGCGCCGTGGCGATCGTCCCTGTCGATACAGACGTGAGTCCGGATATGACTCAGGGATATGACGTCAAGTCGATGCGAATCGGAACGATTCTGAACTGGTATCCTCGCCACGTCCGGGTTGAGGTCTACAATGACCAAACTGGACAGCGAGAGCAGCTGACGCTTGATAAGGAATTCGTCGCCATTGTGCAGAATCCTCTGTACAGTGTGATGAACGCTCCTAGCTCTACGCTGCAGCGACTGACGCAGAAGCTTCATCTGCTCGATGCCATCGATAAGCAGTCTGGATCCGGTAAGCTGGACATCATCATTCAGCTTCCTTACGTTGTCAAGACTGAGCTCAAGAAGCAGCAGGCCGAGGCACGCCGTAAGGCGATTGAGGAACAGCTCGCAGGGTCTCAGTACGGTATCGCTTACACCGATGGTGCCGAGCGAATCACTCAGCTGAACCGACCTTCCGAGAACAACCTCATGAGTCAGATCCAGTGGCTCACTACCCAGCTGTACAACCAGCTCGGAATGACTGAGGATGTCTTCACCGGTAAGGCCGATGCTCGACAGATGCTGAACTACCAGAACCGAACGGTTCGTCCAGTTCTGAAGGCGATCACGGACGCTATCACCCGGACCTTCCTCACCAAGACTGCCCGAACGCAGCGTCAGCGGATCATGGCGATCGAGGATCCGTTCCTCAATGTCCCGCTGGAGGAGATGTCCAAGCTGGTCGACTCTGTCAAGCGCAACGAGATTGGTACGGCCAATGAGCTTCGCCCGAAGTTCGGCTGGGCCCAGTCCGAAGACGAGACAGCGAACCAGTTGGTGAACTCCAACATCAATCCGATGGGCGAGGAACAGCCGCCTGGTGAAGAGCCAGTCGACGAGACCCCTGCATCGGAGGTACCAATTTCCGAACTGATGGAGAGTAGTCAAAATGGCAGTTAAGTGCGATTTCTCTGGCTACGCCACGAAGAATGATGTTCGGTGCTCGGATAACAAGGTCATCCGACACGGGGCTTTCGCGGCGTACGACGGGAAGACTGTACCTCTGGTCTGGCAGCACAAGCACGGAGACGTCGAGAACGTCCTCGGGCATGCCGACCTTGAGGTTCGTGAGGATGGCGTCTACGCCTACGCCCACCTCAACAACACCGATCGTGGCCGGACCGCTCGAGAGATGGTCAAGAACGGCGACATCAAGGCAATGAGTATCTATGCCACCCATGTTAGGGCTCGGGGCAACGACGTTGTCCACGGCGAGCTCGTTGAGGTGAGCCTGGTGCTCCGCGGCGCCAACCCTGGTGCACTCATCGATCAGGTCTCCATCGAGCATGGCGACGACGGCGATGAGATTGAGGCTGTCATTTATACAGATGCGCAGCTGGACTTCGTCTCTCACGGTGATGAGGACGAGGATGAGGACTTCGAGGCGGAGGAGACGGATGACGTTGAGCACGCTGAGGAGGAGCCGGATGCCGATGAGGCTGAGGGCGACGAGGACGACCCCACTCTCGGGGAGATCTTCGATGGAATGACCGATGAGCAGAAGACGGCGGTATACGCCATCGTTGGACAGCTCGTCGATTCCGTAGATGAAGAGGCGGAGGAGTCGGAGACCGAAGAGGTTGAGGACACCGCCCATTCCGACACAACTGAGGATACTATGGCTCACAAGAACGTGTTTGAGGGCTCCGCTACCACCGAGGAGCTCCCCGTCCTGACTCACGCCCAGGTCGAGACCATCTTCGAGGACGCTCGCTCCAGCGGCTCCCTGAAGCAGGCCATCCTGGCCCACGCCGACGCTTACGGCATCAAGCAGATCGAGACCCTCTTCCCCGAGGCCAAGGATCTGTGGAACACTCCCGAGTTCATCAAGCGCAAGACCGATTGGGTCAACGCTGTTGTGGGTGGCGCCAAGCACTCACCCTTCTCCCGTATTCGCACTCGCTTCGCCGACATCACGGCCGACGAGGCTCGCGCTAAGGGTTACATTAAGGGCAATAAGAAGGAAGACGAGGTCTTCACGCTTCTGCAGCGTGTCACCTCGCCTACCACCATCTACAAGAAGCAGCGTCTGGACCGTGACGACATCCTGGACATCACTGACTTTGATGTGGTGTCCTGGATTCGTGGCGAGATGAAGATCATGATCGAGGAGGAGCTCGGTCGAGCCATCCTCATCGGTGATGGTCGTCAGGCCTCCTCCAAGGACAAGATCAAGGAGGACTGCATCCGCCCGATCTACAAGGAGGACAGCCTCTACGCTCCTCGCGTCGTCCTGGCCAAGGAGACCACCACCGAGGACGTCCTGGACTCTATTGTCCGCGCTATGGATGACTATGACGGAGCTGGCAACCCCACCTGGTTCGCCGAGCCGCACATGGTCACCGAGATCCTGCTGCTCAAGGACAAGATGGGCCACCGTCTGTTCCGTAGCGTCTCTGAGCTGGCCGACTATGTCGGCGTCTCGAAGATCGTCAAGGTCCCGCTGATGAAGGGTCTGCAGCGCTCCTCCACCAAGAACGGTACTGTTGACGCCCTTGGTATTATCGTCAACATGACCGATTATACGGTGGGTGCCGACAAGGGCGGTCAGCTCTTCGCGGCTGAGGACTTCGATATCAGCTTTAACCAGTACCACTACCTCTTGGAAACTCGCCTCTCCGGTGCGCTGACTCACCCGAAGTCGGCTATCATCGTTGAGCGGAAGACCGAGACTGGTAACGTCGTTCCGGAGCCGTGATAGATGGCCAAATTCTTCGGTGAGATAGGATTTGCAACACAGGTCCAGACCGAGCCGGGAATTTGGGAAGACAAGATCGTCGAGAAGCAGTACTACGGTGATGTGTTTCGCGAAGCACGTCGCTTTGGTGCCAGCGATGAGATTCTGGGGAGTATCAACCTCAGTAACCAAATCAGCATTATCGCTGACGGTTTTCTAACGGATAACATCCAGAATCTTAAGTACGTACGCTGGATGGGGGGACTTTGGAAGATCTCCTATGTGGAGCTGAAGTTCCCCCGTCTGGTTCTCGAGTTGACGGGGGTGTATAATGGACCGACGGCTAGCTCTCCATGAGAAGCTGGTAGAGATCCTCGGGCCGGACAAGGTCTATTATCAACCACTCCCGTCGCTTAAGCTCTCGTATCCGTGTATCGTATACGAGCGGCATCCGGGTGATCCGATGTACGCGGACAACATCAAGTATATCAAAGCGAACCGGTTCCAGGTTACTCTGATCGCCCGGCATCCCGAGGACCCGACACGAACGAAGATCGAGGACCTTTTGTTCAGCCGCCATGAGTCCCGACTCGTAGCGGACAACCTCTATCACGACATCTTCGACGTCTACTATTAGGAGATAACATGGCTGCACTTGTCTGGGACAAGACTGGTGAGCGCCGTATTGAGACTGGTGTCGACCACTGTGCACTGTACGTGTACAACCCGGCAACCAAGACCTATGGCACCGGCGTTGCTTGGAATGGTATCACTGCCATCTCCGAGAAGCCCGAGGGCGCTGAGGCCACTGACCTCTACGCCGACAACATTCTGTACCTTTCGATGCTCTCGGCCGAGAAGCTGAAGGCCACCATCGAGGCCTATACCTACCCTGACGAGTTCGAGGCTTGCGACGGTTCTGCCACTCTGACGAAGGGTGTCAAGATCGGTCAGCAGGACCGACTCTCGTTCGGTCTGGTCTACCGCACCAAGATTGGTGACGACGTGGCTGGTCAGGACAAGGGCTACAAGCTCCACTTCCTGTACGGCTGCAAGGCCTCTCCCTCCGAGAAGGGCTACAAGACCGTCAACGACTCTCCCGAGGCGATCTCGTTCTCGTGGGAGCTGTCGACCACTCCGGTCAACGTGACCGGTGCGAAGCCCACTTCTCTTCTGACCATCTCGTCTCTCGACGTCGACGGCGGTAAGCTGAAGGCGCTCGAGGAGAAGCTCTTCGGTAAGGACGGTGGCGCGGCTCTCGAGCCCAAGCTGCTCCTGCCCGACGAGATCAAGGCCCACTTCGCAGGCTGATTATACCACACCGGGGGCTCAGAGACCTAGACTCCTGGGCCCTCGGTGCCTGCAATGCTTATAGTTTCTATCCCGGATCTCGACGGGTTTGACGAGGAGACTGGAACATTCGTCTCCATGCCTGGCGGAGTCCTGCACCTGGAGCACAACCTGGTCGCGCTGTCAAAATGGGAGTCAATCACCCATAAGCACCTCATCGGTAACGACAAAGTTACTGCTGAGGAGATGGCCCTCTACATCAAGTGTATGATCACTGATGATGAATACGACCCATCGCTCCTGGATAGGATCCCCCCATCTGAGGTCGAGCGTATCAGCGCCTACATGGCCGATACGATGACCGCAACCACCATCCGAGATACGGGTGGAGATTCTGGATCTGGCGAGTATACATCCTCCGAACTAATCTACTACTGGATGATTGCTTGTCAGATTCCCTTCGAGTGTGAGACATGGCACATCAACCGATTACTCACACTCATTCGGGTCTGTAACCAAAAGAACCAGCCCGATAAGAAGATGTCCCAGTCCGAGATCATGGAACGGAACCGGGAACTCAATAGAGCCAGGCGGGCAAAGCTTGGTTCGAAGGGATAACCAATGATCACTCATGACGAGGGGGTTGAGTACGTCTTCCCCGAAGAGGCTCTCGCCCCCCAGGCGCATATCGGTACTGACCCGATGGAAGACAAGGACATTCATGTGTCCCAGACCACGGAGGTGATGAAGTGAGCGTAGCACAGCAGGTCCTAGCTCGAGCAGCCTCGAGGATTGGATACTATGCACCAGACGACCCGAACCCCGGATCTGAAGCAGGACGATACTGGGCTGATCGAACTGGTCAACAGTGGCTTGCTGGACCGTCCGACTCTGTTTGGTGGTGCATGCTCTTCGTCAGCATGTGTCTGGACGAGTGCGGGCAGATTGACGCTATTGGAGGTTTCTCCTTTAACACTGACTACACCGTCAACCAGGTCCGCAAGCACCCTGAAGCTTACTTCGTATCAGTTTATGACGCCCGACCGGGCGATGTCGTCATCTACAACTGGGACGGCGGCGGCACGGATCACGTCGGATTCGTTGAGAAGAACCTTGGCGGCGGGACTCTCCAAACCATCGAAGGTAACACTTCTTCTGGTGACTATGGTTCTCAGTCTGCTGGGAATGGTGTCTGGCGCCGCGTCCGCAATCACTCGATCGCTTACGTGATTCGTCCGGCCTACTCCGACAGTGAGGAGTCCAGTGCTCCTTCTGGACCGGCTGACATCCGCGCTCTCCAGCGAGCCGTTCGCGCTAACCCCGACAACGTTGCCGGACCTAACACTCGGTCTCGTTGCTACGCTCTGGCTGCAGCTTCCAACTGGGGAGGGAATACCTTCCCCTTCGGCGTGGCATTCACGCAGTCTGTGGTCGGTACGGAGCAGGACGGAATATGGGGGCCTGCATCTGAGGAGGCTCACGACGCCACTGTCGAGTCAGTCCAGTCTGCTGTTGGATCTGAGGTCGACGGCATTTATGGTCCTGACACCAACACTCGAGTGAACGCCCTGCTTGACAGGGCTGAACAGCCGTAGGAGGCTCAAAATGGCAGCGCCATACTGTACTTTAACGGGAACAATTCCCGGAGGAGAGAATGGTCGGGCTACTGTCCGAATCATTCCTGACGTAAAGGGTGCTACGGCTACCGTTGACGGGGCCTCGGTATCCATGCGCGAGCATGTGGTTCGGACAGACCAGGCTGGCGCTGTCAACATTGAGGTGCTTGCTCCAGGTGCTGGCGTTAGCCCCGCCGGTTCCTGGACGCACACCATCTTCATCGACTCCCCTACGTTTGACATCGTCAAGCACGTGGCTCTTACACAGGGTGGATCGATCGACATCATGACCGTTGATCCCACCTCGGAGATTTCTCCGCTTCCTTTTGGCGCCGGAGGCGGCGGAGGAGCTGGTTCTCCTGGTCCCGTCGGACCTCGAGGGCCGGTTGGCCCCCCTGGACCTAAGGGCGATGCCGGTAATCCTGGCCCAAAGGGGGATCAGGGTCTTCGGGGACCCGCCGGTCCTACTGGCCCCCAGGGCCCTCCCGGACCAAAGGGTGATGCCGGAGAACGCGGACCAGAAGGCCCTAGGGGTCTTCAGGGTCCACCCGGACCCGCTGGTGGTGGAGCTGGAGGAACCCCGGTTCCTGGACCAGAAGGCCCTAGGGGTCCCGCTGGCCCTCCCGGACCCAAGGGCGATCAAGGTATCCAGGGTCCACCCGGACCCGCTGGTCCTGCCGGAGCAAATGGGCAACCAGGACTCAAGGGTGATAATGGCGCGGCTGGTCCCGCTGGACCCCAGGGTCCTCCCGGACCTGCTGGAGAGCGCGGTCCCGCTGGTCAGGATGCTGTAACCCCACAGCTCGACCAGTATCTCACCAAGGACGAGGCAGCCAAGACCTACGGCGAGAAGGCTGACGTCGAAGATGCACTCCGACAGACGAACCCCTTCAAGAACGGAGCTCGGTACTACTCTCCGGTAACCTATTACTGGCCTGACTACTACCAGGACGGAAAGCCTGGGCAGTTCTCCAAATGGGCTCAGACGCTGAAGTTCCGGGACAACCTCGGATACGTCATCCTTAACCGAAACAGTGGAGACTGGGAGGCCCAGGAGGTAGACTTCCAGAAGCAGGGCGAGCTCGCTCTCGGTGCTGGGGCCAAGAAGGTCCTGTTCTACATCAAGACTCAGTACGGTGCGGCAATTAAGCCAGACGATGAGGCCAACCGAGGTATTCCTAACGCCGCCAAGTTCACCAAGGAGTATATCCTTGAGCAGCTGAAGCGAGCCAAGCATTGGTATGGCGACCTGGTTCAGGGTGTCTTCCTTGACGAGGTCATCAACGGCTGGGATTCCCGTAAGGATCGGATTCCGTGGTACAAGGACCTGATTGACACTATCCGCCGTGAGAATGGCCTGGACTTCGTTATCGCAATCAATACCGGATCCAACATCTCGCAGGAAGTGTGCGACCTGGACTTCGACGTCTGTATGATGTTCGAGGGTACGGCCGCCAAGTTCCTCGAGGAGAATCCGACTTCGCCGATCCTTCCGGACCACATGAAGGCTTATCCGTCCACTCGATGGTGGGCTGTGGTTCACTCCGTCACTTCGGAGAACTATCAGAAGGTCTTCGACAAGGCAGACAACCTCGCCATTAGTCACCTATACATCACGGATGGCTTCCTGGTGGAGGATCCTCAAAATGGTGGTCAGTGGCACCCGATCGGCAACCCGTACGAGAACCCTCCGGGCGCTGAGATCCGAGAGCTTGTCATTCCGTGGATCAAGGGATACCTGAAGCTTAAGCTGAAGGTTGATAACCTCAAGATCCCGGAGGTACCGAAGCTCATCGTCCTGGGTCCGGATGATCCTGTTCCATCGGGGACGCAGGCCAGTACAGTTATTGTTCGGAGAGCTAAGTAATGACTAGCGTATTTCCTGTCATCGGTTCTTGGTGGGTGGGAAATGGATACCGAGTCGGTGATGGTAAATATATCGAACTCGGCTCTAGCTCTACCCCGTTCGAGACTGCCGCCGCTCCCGTCGGAACACGTAAGTGGACTGCTGAAATCATCTACACATCAGGAGACGACAACCAGCTAGCCATGCGAGCTAACTGGTTCACTGCTGATAAGGGTAAGACGAGCAATCAGGACTTCATCGTAACGTGGAACCTCCCAGCCGGTGTAAGCCGTGCTATGAAGTTCGAGTTCGAACTTCCTGGGAACTACCCGATGTGGACTCCCTCTGTGGCGGTTCCGAATACCGGACACGATATCAATATCGCTAAACTCGATCTGTACGAGACGCCGAAACCTGGCATTGAGGTCGTAGCTACTAAAGCACTTCTGGGTACTGGTGGATCTATGGATCTGCTGTCGTTTCCGGAGGCTAAGCCGGGGGATGTTGCGGTAGTCTTCTACGCTTCGCAGTTTGGAAACACTTCCGCTCGGCCACCCATTGGCTGGGGAAACTCCTATGAGAAGAACGTCAACGGGCGCTCTGGGTACGTCGCGGTTAAACAGATCACCAACGTGTCTGAGGTAACCAACCTTAAGCTACACGGTGATACTGCTACAACTGCTCGAGAAAGAGCGATGTGCCTCCTTATTCGAGGGGTAAAGAATTACTATATTCACCCTTGGACCGCCGGAACTCCGGTATTCAAGGCTGAAGAAAAGTATATTCACCTTGTTGCCGCTCAGTACCACGGGAACAACAAGACCCCTCTAATTCCTTGGCAGGACACGACTGAGGATCGACGGTATTCTACTGGTGGAGCTTCAACCACAGAGTCCTGGTCCTCAATTGAGGCCGGAATCACCAAGAATGCCAAGTCTGGGACTAATGCCCTAGGCTTTGCTTGGGTCGATTTCGAGCCGATGGTCAACGAGGAAGAGAAGAAGGTTGTTCCGGGCGTAGCCATTACCGAGGGTAAGCTCGATAACCCCGTCTTCATTTATGAGAACGGGGAGGAGCGACCAGCCACCATGCGAGCTGTCCCTAGAGGATACAAGGATATCGGGACGATGATGATCACTCGCGGATTCCTCATCGCTCACCGAGGTGGATCCGTAAGCTGGCCCGAAGCTTCTATGCGAGCATACACCAATTCGGTTATGTTCGGAGCAGGGGCTCTGGAGGTCTCATGTCAGAAGACGAAGGACGGTGTGTGGTTCCTGAACCATGACCGAACTCTTCAGCGTGTCGACAAGACTGCTCCGAATACCCCAGTCACAGATATGACATGGGCGGAGATCCAGAAGTATACCACCATAGGCGAGCCATTCGTGACCGTCGAGGAGTACTTTGCCGCCTATGGATCCAGTCACATCACTGTTCTGGATCCTAAGTACTCCGCCGCCGAGTGGCAGGAACTCAAGAAGTTCTTCCCTTCTGATGCTCATGGTAGAATCATCTGGAAGTTCTCCATTGACGCGGGCTGGCTCGCTGGGCAGTGGAAGGCTGATGGGTGGAAGTGCTGGGGTTACTCATATCCTGATCAGGTTACTGATGGCAGGATTAACGAGTGGCACAAGCCCTGGGACTATGTGGGTATGTCTTGGGAGGCGAGTGACGAAGTCTGGCGACGGACCATCGCACTAGGCAAGCCCGTATGGGCCCACATCTGCCCCACCCGAGATGCATACGACCAGGGTCTAGCTAAGGGCGCAATCGGATGCATGGTCTCCGGAGTGGCCAACATTTACTCCGAATCTCTAGTCTAGGAGAAACCATGATTACGATCGAGAGCCAGGGAGACTGGAAACTCACCAGGAATTGGTTTGACAAGATGACGAAGTTAGACCTGGCTCTGATCATGAATCAGTTCGGCAAGGAGGGGGTTTCTGCATTAAAGTCAGCGACCCCCTCCAGGTCGGGCGAGACGGCAGCTAGCTGGAACTATGAAGTCACTCGAACTGGTAACAGCTGGAAGATCACCTGGACAAACTCACACGTTAACAACGGCGTAAATATCGCCGTCATCTTGCAATATGGCCACGGAACTCGCAATGGCGGGTATGTCGTTGGCCGAGACTACATTAACCCCGCTATCAGGCCGGTGTTCGATAAGATTACGAAGAAAGCCTGGAAGGAGGTCACTAAGTAGTGGCAACTATTGACGAGCGGGTAGTCTCGCTCAAGATGAATAACAAGCAGTTCCTGTCTGCTATGAAGGAATCCGCGTCCAGCATGGACAAGCTCAAGGAATCCTTGAAGATGGAGGGAGCTGCTAACGGCCTTAAGCGTGTCGGAGAGATCGCAAAGAACACCACGCTTGGTGATTTGGCTCGATCCGCCGTCGACGCAGCGTCCAATATGTCCGTCATGCAGGGAATCGGCATCACCGCCCTTGGAGGAATTGGCGCCGCCGCAATCTCTGCTGGAAAGTCGATGCTCCAGAGCTTCATTCAACCTGCGATCGACGGATTCCACGAGTACGAGACCCAGATCAATGCGGTCCAGACCATTCTGGCTAACACCAGTCAAAATGGCACCACTTTGGACCAGGTCAACGCGGCACTTGACGAGCTTAACAGCTACGCTGACAAGACCATCTACAACTTCACTGAGATGACCTCGGCCATCGGTACCTTCACGGTTGCTGGTGTCGGACTCGAAGACGCCACTGCTTCAGTCAAGGGTTTCTCAAACATGGCTGCCCTCTCTGGAGCGAATGCCACTCAGGCTGCACAGGCTACATACCAGCTCGCCCAGGCTATGAGCTCTGGTGTAGTGAAGCTACAGGACTGGATGTCTCTGGAGCACGCTGGTATCGCCGGTAAGCAGTTCCAGGACGCCCTGATCGAGACCTCTCGAATCATGAATACGGGCGTAGACGCCGCCATCGAGAAGCAGGGGAACTTCCGACTCTCCCTTCAAGAGGGATGGCTCACTTCAGAGGTCATGATGCAGACCCTGAAGGTCATGACCAATGACCTCTCTGAGGCTCAGATTATGGAGATGGGCTACTCGGAGGAGCAGGCCCATAAGATGAAGCAGCTGGCCCAGGCGGCTGGCGATTCGGCCACTCAGATTCGAACCTTCTCTCAGATGATTGGTACCTGGGGAGAAGCTCTTGGTTCAGGCTGGGCTGAGACTTGGCGAATCCTGATCGGTGACTTTAACCAGGCCCAGACTCTGTTCACCTCAGTTGGTAACTGGGTCAGTGGCGCGATCGGCGATATGTCTCGAGCCAGGAACGACTTCCTCAAGGGGTTTGTCGACCTCGGCGGCCGAGATGAGATCCTTCGATCCATGCTCAACATCTTCCAAGCCATGATTAAGGTCTTGGGTCAGATCGGTACGGCATTCCGAAGAGTGTTCCTGAATGCTTCTCCAGAGGGGCTATACAAGATTGTCAAAGCGTTCGCTGATTTCACAGAGAAGCTGATAATCACAAACAATTTTGCAGATAAGTTGGAGTGGACCTTTACAGGTCTGTTCTCAGTATTCCACATCTTCGCCACCATCATTGGTGAGGTTGCCCAGGTAATCTTCACAGTTGCCTCACACATCATTAGCGCACTGTTCCCGGCATTCACTGGTGTTAACTCTGGTGTTTTCCAAATCACAAAGGTACTTGGTAAGGCGATCTACTGGTTCGACCAGTGGTTTACTAAGCTAGATCTCGGTGGGAAGCTACTCAAGCTACTATTGCCTCCGATTGACCTCGTGGGTAAGGCTATCAAGTGGCTTGTCGATGGAATCCACAGTTTTATCATCTGGCTCGACTTCGGATCCAAGGCGAACGCGCTTGGAAACAGCCTCAAGGGACTCGCCTCTAAGTTCGGTCTCGTTAAAGAAGCGCTTAAGAACTCGGTAGTTGGTCGAGAATTCACTTCCGCTATCGACTCGATCAAGAGCGGAATCGACACCGCCAAGACCAAGCTCCGCGAGTTCGGACAGAGCGTTGGCGACAAGCTGAAGGCTAAGCTTCTCTCTGGAAAGTCGGCACTCTCTGACTACTTCAAGGGTTTCGACTTCAACGGAATGACCTCGTCAGAGGCAATCATTGCTTCCCTCGGCGAGAAGTTCGACGAGCTCGGACAAAAGCTCAAGATTTCCGAGAAAGTTCAGTGGCTGAAGGAAAAGCTCATTGAGCTCAAGGATGCGATTGTAGAAGCGTGGAATGCTGTTCAAAATAGCAGTGTTTGGGACCACCTTGGTAAGTCTTTCTCTGATATTGGTGGAAAGATCAAGGAGGTCGCGCTCGCTTTCCAGGAGTGGGTCAATGGCCACTCTGCGGTAAAGGAGAAGGCTAAAGAGGCGGCCAGTGCGGTCTCAGGTGTAGGCTCAGCGGCTGCTCAGGCGGCCAAGGAAACCGGTCAGGCAGCCAAGGAGAACTTCCTCAAGAAGTGGTTCGAGGACATCAAGCAGGTCGCTAGAGCCGTCCACCTTCCTGAATTGTTCGACACCATCAAGCAGAAGTTTCAGGAGTTCAAGGACTTCGTCACCGAGACGTTCGCTCCTAAGGTCAAAGATGCGGTTAAGAATGCATTCGGTGCTGTCGGCGAAGCCCTCGGTAACGCGAACGACAACCTCAAGTCTTATGACATGGGGAAGATTCTTGTTGGGGCTATCGGCGGTGGAGTGCTTATTGCATTCACTCGATGGATCAACTCCTTCAAGAAGAACTTCGACAAGATCGGGGATGTTGCTGATAAGCTTGGTAATGTCTTTGACAAACTCGGAGGAGTCCTTGAGGCGTTCGAGCAGAAGGTTAAGGCTAAGGCTCTCCTGACGATCGCGATTGCTTTGGGTGTTCTTGCTGGCGCTCTGATCCTGATGTCACTGGTCCCTGCGCCGAAACTTTTCATCACTCTTGCCGCAATGAAATACTTGTTCAGCCTGATTGAAGATATGATGCAGACGCTGACCAAGCTGATCGCCTTCAAGAAGAGCACCCTTCTCATTGTGACAATGCTTATTGCTCTTGGTGCCGCTATGATTCTCATGGCTACCGCCGTTCGAATCCTATCGGGAATGGACGTAAAGGGCGCGGTAGTGGGCATGGTTGCTATGAAGTTCTTGCTTGAGCTATTAAGCCAGTTCCTCATTAAGACCACCCATCTAAAGGGCGTGGAGCGAGGCGCTAGTATCCTTCTGGCCCTTTCTGTAGCTTGCGTCATCCTAGCCGGAGCAATCTATATGCTCGGATCCATGGATACCGGGAAGGCTATTCAGGGGGTAATCGCTCTAGACTTCTTGGTCGCGACCCTTGCCGGGTTCATGACTACGGTCAGTAAGAACCCGTACATGGGCAAGGGTGCTCTGGTACTCCTGTCTCTAGCCGTATCCTGTAACATCCTAGTATCTGCTATCTGGATGCTTGGAACAATGGATACGGGTAAACTTATTCAAGGCGTACTTGCTCTCGGTGTGATGATTGCAGCACTATCTGCTGCTCTGGTCATTGCCGGTAGGTCAAACGCTCGAGGTGCGGCAGCCATGCTAGCAATGGCCGTTGCGGTTACCACACTAGTCGGCGCGGTATACGTGCTTGGTAGTATGGATGTAGCCACATTAGCCAAGGGACTAATCAGTCTGGCAATTGGTCTAGGAATTCTTGCTGCAGGTATGGCTGCCGCCAGCGCATTCAAGAATGGGGCGGTTGCTCTTGGTATTGCTTCCGTGACATTTGTTGCACTAGCAGGCGCTCTCAAGCAGCTTTCGACCATTAGCTGGGGAGAGCTGGCCATTGGTCTTGTGGCTCTGGCTGGCGGATTCGCCATCCTGCTTATTGCCTCGGCAGTTGCTCAGACTGTTGCCGTTGGACTGGTTCTGTTGACCGCTGCACTTCTGGCCATCGGTCTGGCGCTGCTCCCGATCTCGATCGGTATGGCGGCCTTCGCTGCTGTTCTGGGTATCTGTGCCACCACTGGTGCCGCAGCATTCCTGGTCCTTACCGAGGGTCTAAAGCAGCTTGGTGCGATTCTACCACAGCTTGCGATCGATTTGGCAAATGCTATAGCCAACTTCATCATCACCCTCGGAGCCAAGGCACCTGAGCTTGGTGTTGCTATGGGGCAGCTCATTGGTGCGCTTATCTATGCCATCAATGTGAACATTCCTGGTGTTGTTGCAGCATTGTTCATTCTTATCCAGGCACTGCTCACTGAGCTTTCAAACCACGCATACGAGTTTGGAAGTAAGGGTGCTGAGATCCTAGCAAACTTCCTTAACGGAATTGCCAATAACATCGGTAAGGTGATTGACGCAGCTACAAACGTCATTATCAACTTCCTTGATGGGATTGCTAGGAATGGTCCGAAGATTATTGACAAGGGTATGTGGACTGTCCTCCAGATTCTGAAGGGTGTCCGTGACTCGATCAATAAGTACGCAGGTCAGTTCCGCCAGGTCGGTAGAGAGATCGGTTGGGCCATCATCGATGGCGTGACTGGTGGTCTCGCTAGTAAGGCCTGGAAGATCGGTTCTCAGCTCGTTCAGGGCGCTAAGAACGGTATTAGTAAGCTGAAGAATGCTCTTGGTATCCACTCACCTTCTCGAGTAATGAAGGAGATCGGTGGATACATGGGCGAGGGGCTCGCTATCGGTATCCGTGACGAGCAGACCAACATTGCCGAGGCTAGCACCGGTCTCGGTAAGGAAGCATACAACGCCTTGGATAAGGCCCTTGATGGAGTCAACGACCTCATTGAGGAAGACCCGTCCTTCCAGCCCGAGATCAAGCCCGTCCTCGACCTTGAGGAGCTTAAGAAGCAGGCTGGAGGTATTGGAGGACTTATGCCCGCCGTCGGAGTCACCACGAGCATTGCTAACAGCGCTCGTCCTCCCGCTCCGATCGCAGTTGACACTTCTGATACGAAGAGTCAAAATGGTGTTACAAACATCACGTTCAACCAGACCAACAACTCGCCAGAGGCGCTGGATGCGGCTACTATCTACCGCAACACCAACACTCAGCTGGCAATGGCAAAGGACAAGTTGACACTATGATCTCAGAGATCTCGTCCACGACTAAGTCGGGGGAACGACTTACTATCGACATCCGTGACCCCTACTCGTCGGGGATCGCGATCAAGGAGATTACTGGTCTGGGACCCGTCAAGGCTGATCTCAGTATGGATCGATACGCCTTGATTGATGGCGCCTTCCTCAAGGGGGTCAGGGTTGGTACACGCAATGTTGTGCTGACTCTGATCCCCTGGGGGGAGGACATCCAGCAGCTCCGGAGGAAGCTCTACAAGTACTTCGGAGTATCAGAGACCATCTCCCTCGAGGTGATCACCGACTGGGTCAGCGCTAAGTCTGACTTCATCGTGGAATCTGTCGAGCCGAACATCTTTGCAGAGCGACAAGAAGTCCAGGTATCCTTGATCGGGCTAGACCCGTATTGGAAGGCCTCCTCTGCTCAGATTCAGAAGGTTGTGGGCTTCAATGACACCGTTCCACAATTCGAGTTCCCATTCTTCTCCGAAGGCAACCACAAGCTTATCTTCGGCGACATGACTAACTCCACGGGTAAGGACATCCGGTACCACGGAGACGCTCCCGCCGGTGTTACCATCACATTCACTTTCTACGGAACAGTCGGGAACCTCATTATCTCAAACACCACCTTCGACGAGACCATGTCCATTTCAAGGGCTGGCCAGTTCTACGCAGGTGAGAAGCTTGTTGTGGATACCCGCCCGGGAAAGAAGTCTATCGTCCACCACGCAGGTGGTAGGTCTTCATTCATTACTGGTGTTCTGGCTCCGGGGAGTGAATGGATCAAGATGCACCCTGGTATCAATACTCTATCCCTTCAGTATTCTGGAGGAAGTGAGGACCTTGGTGTGTCTATTGAGTACGAAAGCCTTTATCGAGGAATCTGATGCACTTATTCTACACGAAAAAAGATAACTTCGATGATAAGCGCGAGATTCCTAGCACGTTTATCTCTCTGAACTGGACTGAGCGCGCTTACGAGTATGGACAGTTCGAGCTCCAGGTATATTCTACCTCTTCGTATCCTGAGTATGGACTCGGTAACTTCCTCACGAGGGATGACACTGAGTACGTCATGGTTATCGAGACAGTAGACATCAAGCAGATCGATAACCGAGTATACCTTCACAAGTATACCGGTCGATCTCTTGAGAGCTTGTATGAGTGGCGAGTTCAGCTTCACCGTAGCTGGGTCATTCCTGATGCTCAGGGTCGATTCGACGCCCAGGGTTTTGCCGAGAGAATTGCCCACCGGCATTTCGGCGACAACGCTGAGCCTAATCGTAAGCTTCCGAACTTCCACTTCCACCGGAATGACCAGGTCACTCAGCTGGCATATGTCAACGACACTGGTAACAAGCTCCAGGACGGTAAGTGGATCATCTATGATCGCAACCCTGCTGTAGAGATGTTCCGGAACGTGATCTCAGCCTGTAAGCCAAACGGCTACTCGATGTTCTATCGAGTCAAGCTCGAGAAGGGTGGGTATCACACATACCTCAAGGCCCCTCACCTCATCGAGACGATCACCCTGTCTGAGGCGAACGACAACTTTAGCGACTTCGAGTCTGTCCAGAGTATCGTGGACGTCAAGAGCACTATCTACGAGATCTGGGACAGTGGTGACGTGGACTTGCAGTGGGTGGCCGATGGATCGACTCACACTCGAGAACACACCATTCGATCCGAGAACCCTGTCGACCGACGCGAGGTCTTGTGGGACAACACCCAGGTTCACAAGCCATATAAGGTCGAGGACTGGAACAAGCTGACTGAACTTCAGAAGCAGCATATCCGATCTCTAAGTGAGATTTGGTACCCATTCTGGGTTCTTGACGCCATGTTCCCAAAGTACTCACCGGTTGAGATGGTCTCGGGTAAGATCGACAGCTTCTCGAATGTCCAGTTCCGAACCGGGTTCGATGTCGGGGATATTTTCTACTATGTCCCCACTGGGCGTAATTCACGACCTATTGAAGCACAGCTCACCGAGATGACAGAGTCTTGGTCTGCCGATGGCTTCTCTCAGGTTCCAACCATCTCCATGACCTCGCGAGGCAAGTGGAATGGTGACAGCTTCCGTATTGACTTCGCTCGTAAGGGTCCGGGCGAGATTATCGAGCCTCGAGAAAGGGGTTAACCTATGCCCATTAATAGTGGCTTTTACAACTCGGTGAATGGTGACCGGGTATACGACGCAGACCAGTTCGGATCACTGTTCGACGGTATTATCTCTGACGGAGTGTTCCCGAACGTAGGGGACAAGTTCTTCGTTCGCCCGGTTGCGAACAGTATGAACATCTTCGTCGGATCTGGCAAGGCTTGGTTGAACCGTCGCTGGGTCGAGAACACCGGTGACGAGACTCTCGCGGTCCAGGCGGCTAACGCTACGCTGGATCGTATCGACTCGGTTGTGCTGTCGGTCGATATTTCCAAGGCGGTTCGAGGCGCCAAGATTGAGATCATCAAGGGCACCGCCTCAGCTACTCCAAATCCCCCGCTCATTCCGAGCGATGGGGAGAAGAAGTACATGATCCTTGCGAACATTCGAGTCGTGAAGAATGCCCGAGCCATCGGTGCTGAGTCGATCACGAACTTCGTTGGATCCAGCCTTACTCCGTATGTGAGTGGACCGGTAAGCACGATTAACCTCAACTCCCTACAGGCCAAGCTCCAGGGTGAGTTCGACAACTGGTTCCAGACTGTTCGAGACGCCCTGCAGAATGCTGGTGGTAACACCTCGACGGATGTGGCCAACCTCAAGGCTAGCGATAACTCCCAGAACACCAAGATCTCCCAGCTTGAGAACCGGGCCGGACAGATCGAGTCAAGTGTCACTAATGTCTCGTCCAAGTTGGAGACGTCATCGACGTTCTACAACATGGTTAACATTAGCCACTTCGGTATGCACAACTCAGTGTACCGTGGGGCATCTCTGGGTACTAATGTCTCGCAGTACATGCCAAGTATCCGTAATGGTACATTCAGTGGTATGTACCTTGGTGACTACTGGACGTATGCTGGTGTGAACTGGCGAATCGCCGCATTCAACTATTTTATGGGTGTTGGTGGTACGCCTATCTCTCAGCACCACGTGGTTGTCGTCCCGGATAAGGCTCTCTACAATGCCGGTCTGCACGAGACACAGCCCTTCAAGGGTTCTTACCTGGATCACACGATTAACAAATCTGGCCTGGACCAGGCTGTTCGTATGGCTCAGTCTGCATTCGGAGCAAACAACCTCATGAAGGGCTGGACTCGAGTCTCGCAGGGTATTAACGATAACGGTACAGTTATCTCGTACACCTGGTACAGCTCGTACGCCATGCTCCTCGATGAGACCATGGTGTTCGGTCGTCGACTGATGGGCGCTGGCCCTGAGGGCAATGCTCTCAACCTTGGTCAGCTCTCCGCATTCGAGCGGAACCACACCATGATCTTCCCGGGGTACACCTACTGGCTCCGTGACCGTTCTCACGCGAGCACCGCCGTATATCTCAAGGAAAACGGTGAGGTCTCGACGGCTCCTCTGACCTACGGATTCGGTATTCGTCCATATTTCTTGATCGGTTAAGATGACGCACTTCGGTTTCAGTCCATTCTTGGACCTAACTGTCGCTGTATTCCTGGGTATATTCAGCTCCACTGGGTTCTGGGCATACCTCCAGAAGCGGCGAGAGAAGAGTTCAGCAAATACTCGTTTGCTCCTGGGGATGGCACACGACCGTATCGTCTATGTCGGAAAGACCTATATCCACCGAGGGTTCCTGACCCTTGACGAGTACGAGGACTTCATGAAGTACCTCGTTGATCCCTACTTGGAATTCGGTGGTAACGGTCTTGCCGAGAGAATCGTCGACGAAGTAAAACGGCTCCCCGTGGTCCCTACCCCAAGACCTCCCGTTAGGAGGAAGAAAGAAAATGGCTAAGCATCTCAAGCAAGGAGAATCGATGCACAACAAGACGTATGACATCCTGAAATGGGTTGCGCTGGTTTGCCTTCCCGCTACCAGTGCTCTCTACGTCACCCTCGCCGCGCTCTGGCACCTCCCCGCTCCTACCGAGGTTGCTGGTACTATTGCGGCTGTCGACACCTTCCTGGGTGTGCTTCTTGGCGTGAGCTCCAACAAGTACCAGGGTACACAGCCCTCAGGAGCCCTTCACGTGTCCGAGGACCAGGGTATCCACGCCACCTTCGACCAGGGCGTCGCTGAGATGCTCCGAAACGGGAAGGTGACGCTGGACGTCAAGCAGGTCTAAGCGAGAAAAACCTGCTCTATATTGAAGACCCTAGAAAGGAGCCACACCCATGAAGAACCCTGACCCCATTCAGCAGACGATTGAAGCTGCTCTGAAGGAGGCCGAGCTTCACGATCCGTCTAGTGAGGACTACACCACAATTGCTCGAAATGTCGAGACTCTTGCAAAAGCCAAAGCCCTTGGCGAGAGCAAGAAGCTCAGCAAAGACGCAATTCTCGGTGCAGCTACCTCTCTGGCAGGTATCGTAGCCGTCCTCCAGTACGAGCGACTTGCTGTCGTCAGCTCGAAGGCGTTCGGTTTGATCATGAAGGTTAAACCCTTCTGAGATTCGTCAGGCCCCCTGTGCTATACGCATGGGGGGCTTGGCTTATCTTTTTTTTCGCGTAAAAAACGGGCTCTATATTGAAACCCGTCATAGAAAGGACACTCTCATGAACCTCACTCCCGCCGCTGCACAGGCCGCCCTCGACTACGCCGAGGAGCTTGCTGCTACTGGACTGAGCTCTGAGCAGTACGACCACTACTACCTCTGACACAGTTCTAGATCCCGCCATGGGATCTAGGCTTATCTTTTTTGCCTATTCACACCAGTAACATGAGTCGCAGAAATAACACACCGTATATTGAAGACCCTTAGAAAGGAACCACAATGACCACCCTCCTCGCTCTTGTCATCGCCCCCTTCGTCGTCATCGGCCTCGTGCTGATCGCCGCCGAGATGGTTGGCAAGAAGAAGACCTGGAACTTCTGATCCTACCACCTTCCAGCCAAAGATCCCGCCATGGGATCTAGGCTTATCTTTTTTTTTTCGCAATATAAACCCGCACTATATTGAAGATCCTACGAAAGGAAAGACTATGCTCTACATCGCCCTCTGCCTCGTCACTATCCTCAGCATCTTCTTCGCTGTTGCTCACGAAGAGCAGAAGTACGCCGCCTTTAACCTTAAGGCCCGCGTGCGGACGCTCGAAGTTGAGAACGCGAAGTTGCGCGCTGAGCTGATGACCGACGAGGAATGGGATACGATGGTGGAACAGGCTCTCGCCGTTTCCCGTTGACCCAAGTTCTATACCCCGACATGGGGTATAGGCTTTCCGCGAGAAAAACCATGCCTTATATGAGACCCCTCTATTTGAAAGGAAACCCTCATGACTGAGACCCACGACAACTCTGTTGAGACCAACGAGAAGATCGTCGAGTTCAAGTTCAACAAGGACGCTGTCCTGCCCGCTATCAAGCGCAACTCCAAGAAGCTGATTGCTGGCGCCGCTGTATTCGCAGCCGGTACCGCTCTCACCCTCATGGCGTTCCGCTCGGTTCCGGACACGGACGAGCCCGAAGAGCTTGAGCACGATGACCTCGATGAGCTTGACGAGATCGAAGCCTCTGAAGAGACCGACTGAGACCTCATCCTATATCCCGACCTGGGATATAGGCTTTTCTAAGGAGAACATATGGAGTTCGGACAGTGGCTTGGTATATACGGACTGCTCCTGCTTATCTGGCTCGAGCTTCGCGATATTCGGAAGAAGATGAAATGAAATATCTAATCCAATTAGGAATGTTTGTTTTTCTTCTCGCATTGATGTATCTCATCTGGGACAAGTACCCAGCCCCCTTGTCAGAGAAGATATTCTTTGAGGCGGCGATTGGTCTTGTTGGACTCGGAGGGCTTATACTTCTATCGCTTGAGTTGGACGACTTTTAACCCGCGAGAAAAACCGGTCCTATATTGAAACCCCTCCGTTTGAAAGGACCACACTCATGACCCGCATCATCGTTTCTGTCATCAAGAGCGCTGTTTTCATCCTCGGAATTGTTCTCGCCTCCTGCTTTATTGGTAGGGGTGCGAACAGCCGGATGAAGCACGTTGTTGGTGTTCAGCAGCGTTTCATCGCGCGCCGTGATCGTAAGATCAACCGCTGGTAATTCAGCACTATACCCCGACTTGGGGTATAGGCTTTTCCTCGAGAAAGGAGCACACATGTTCGAGGAACCACCAATCTACTACGTCCTCATCAGCCTCATCTTCCTGATCGTCTTCTTCGCAATCAGCTTCGCAACCTGGCTTGTGTGGTTGACGAACGTCGCGTTCTTTGTCAAGCTGGTCATCACCGCTATCGGAGCTCTGTTTGCGGCCATGACTGTCATCCTTTACACGATCTCGGCGGAGTAAAATGCTAGTCGTACTTCTCGGTCCAAGTTGTTCAGGCAAGTCCACATTCCAGAAGGAGCTGGTTGAGAATGAGGGATACCATGCAGTACGAACTGCCACGACCCGACCTAAGCGTGTGGGAGAGGACCTATCTTCCTACTACTTCCTCAAAGATCAAAGCTTTGCTGAATGGGAAGTACGGGGTGACCTCTTTTGCGTCGAGACCTTCCGAGGCTGGCGCTACGGGGTACCACGTGACGAGATTACCCGGAGGGGAGACCGCCCTAATCGGGTTGTCATCCTCACGCCCGGAGGTGTCATGGAGCTCTTATCACGACACACAGAAGTCATCACCGCCGATGCGCTGTCCATCCTATACCTCGGAGTGGATGGGGCTACGGGGGAATCTCGCGCTTGTAAGCGAGGTGACTCCAGACGAGAGTACCTCCGACGAATGGCCGCAGATTCCATCGATTTCCGACACTATCCTAAAGAGACTGGTGTTTGGGAATTCACCCCAGATTTCATCCTGGATTGCGTCAACAATCCGCAGAATTACAAACTCGCTCCTCGACTCAGGAAAGTAGAAAGGAAGCACAAGTGAGCATCATCTGGTACACGCTTTATATTCTCGGAGCTATCTCGATCGTCCTGCTCTGGGTCCAGCTTATGGCCTTGATCGGAACCGCATGCAAGGTTATCCGAGACAAGGAGTGGGCTCAGGTTAAGGTGATTCAGGGACCCCCTGGACCTAAGGGCGATCCTGGTGAGCGTGGTCCCGAAGGCCCCATGGGGATGCCTGGATCTACAGGTAGCTTCGTGTTCAACGACCACGCCAAGGCAACTGTTAAGGCAGTCATGCGAGAGCAGGGTATTCTCTCTCGTAAGGATATTGAGGCCCTTATTCGTATGGAGGTGGCCGCACACCTCACCAAGTTCAGCGAGACTGCTAAGAAGGAGGACAAGTGATCAATGCGAACGGTTGTACGCAATTTATCAAGGCAAACGCGCCAGCGATTCTCACGGCTTCCGCGTGCATTGGGACCGTCGCTACGGCCATCCTCACGGCGAAGTCTACGACGCTCGCGGTTGAACGGATCGCCGATTATTGTGAGGATAACCTCCGGTCGCCGGAGGACCTCACCTGGAGGGAGAAGTTCGCAATATCTTATCGGGTGTACATTCCCCCGGCCATCACAGGGGTTGCAACTCTGGTATCGATTGTCGCGGCAAACCGTATCCAGTATGCTCGTGGAGCGGCGTTTGCGTTGGCCTACTCGGGTTCAGAAGCGGCGTTTAGACGATATCGAGACGCGGTGGCGGACGTGGTTAAGCCGAAGGACCGCGAGAAGATTAAGGCCCGCGTTGCAGAGAAATCGGTTCAAGATGCTGGCAAACCTGTGTCCGGATCCGTTCTGGTCGCTTCCTCCGGGGACGTGCTGTGCTATGACATCTTCTCCGGTCGATATTTCAAGTCCGACATCGAAACCATTCGCCGAGTCGAGAATAACATCAACGGACAGCTCAATCTTGAGTGCTACGCTTCCCTTAATGAATTCTACGCCGGACTTGGGCTTCCGCCAATTGCCGCCGGTGAGCTTGTTGGATGGTCTGATCCCAACGCCCTCAGTGTGGAATTCGGGTCTCAGCTTACCGAGAAGGGGGAGCCTGTCCTAACCATCGATTTCTTGGTCCAGCCCAAGGAAAACTACTTCAAGATCAACTGAAAGGAAACCGTCAATGTTCTCTCACATCGTCCGTGTCAAGGGCTTCTTCGACGACGAGCCCAAGGCCAAGAAGCTGTACTTCCACCTGTCTCGCCGTGAGATGTTTGACTTCATCAAGCGGTACGACAACGTCACCAACTTCCAGGAGTGGATGCAGTCGGCTATCGATGCCGAGGACCTGTACACTCTCATGGAGTTCTTCGACGATCTGATCGGTACCTCGTATGGTGAGCGTCAGGGAGAGCACTTCGTCAAGACTCCTCAGATCAAGGAGTCCTTCCTCAACTCGCCCGAGTACGAGAAGCTCTTCGACCTCTTCATGGAGAACCCCGGTCTCGTGAAGCAGTTCTACGAGGGCATCCTCCCCGAGAAGCTCCTCAAGCAGGTCAAGGAGGACGGTAAGTTCGCGGAGGTCGAGGAGAAGATCAAGGAGGCAGAGCTCAACAGCCTCTGATTCATATTTGGGGGCCCTGGAGAAATCTGGGGCCCCCACTCCCTTTGAAAGGAGCCACCTTGGCTAACGCACCGATTCGTCCGAACCTACCCTCGAACAGCAAGCTCCCTGAGCGCAAGAAGGTTGAGCAGGTCACCACTGCCACCGTCACAAAGAAGAAGTCTAGCTTCGGGACGAAGGCGATCTCGGCTTTCGTCGGAGAGGATATCCACAATGTCGGCGAGTATCTACTCTACGATGTTACTATCCCTGCTATCAAGAACACACTCTCGGATCTGGTCAGCCAGGGCATCGAACGTCTCCTCTTCGGAGAGTCTTCTCCTCGAGCTCGTAGCTCGTCCGGGGGGTCCCGTGTCTCATACGGATCATATTCTCGACCAGGCTCAGCACCAGGCAATCGCCGAGACGCTTCTCCTCGTACACGTCGATACCATGATTTCTCAGAGATCGAGCTCGAGTCCAGAGATGAAGCTTATCTCGTTATCGACCGACTCGGAGACCTCATCGAGGAGTACGGTCTTGCCACCGTCGCCGACCTCTACGATCTCTGCGGTATCACTACCGAATACACTGACGAGAACTGGGGCTGGACTTCGGCCCGGTACATGTCGGTGATCCGTAGCCGTCGTGGCTACATGCTTCAGCTCCCGAAACCCGACCACATCAATGCACGATGAATCCTCAGAAAGTGCGGCTTGAACTAATCGCCGCCTACCCATTCTCCGACAAGTGGCGTCGCCGTGTTGAACGCATGGAAGACGACCAGGCAATCGCTATCTATCTTCGACTCAAGGAAGCAGGACGTATCAAATGAATCTCGGAATTGTTACTCGTCTCGCCGGACGCGCTGGACTGGTCCTCAGCAAGCACGCCCCTACCATTCTGACTGCCGCTGGTACTGTTGGCTTTATCGGCACCACGGTTCTCGCCTCCAAGGCAACCCTCAAGGTTGAGGAGACTCTGGCTGAGGAGGCTGCTCTTCTCGTCAAGGTCCACGAGGCCCACGAGGACGGTAAGCTCACCGACAAGGACGCCACTCGGGACAAGGTTATCCTCTACACCCGAATGACGACCAAGCTGGCGAAGCTTTATGCCCCCGCCCTTATTCTTGGTGCCGCCTCCATCGCCTCTCTGGTGACTGGACACGGCATCATGCTCAAGCGGAACGCCTCTCTGGCCGCTGCTTACGCCGCTGTCGACCAGGCCTTCAAGACCTATAAGAAGAAGGTCGAGGCCAAGTTCGGCAAGGACGCTGTGATCGATGCCCTCATAGCCAACACCGAGGACGAGATCTCTGACAACGAGCTGACTCTCGAGGCGATTGCCGCCGTTGACAAGGTCTCTCCTTACGGGGTTATCTTCGACGACGAGAACATCAACTGGTCTGCTGACGAGGACCTGTCTATGCTCCACCTCAAGTGCCAGCAGCAGTATGCGAATGATATTCTTCAGACTCGTGGGCACATCTTCCTCAACGAGGTTTACAAGATGCTCGGGTTCCCGCACACTCCCGCTGGTGCTGTGACTGGTTGGGTCAAGGGCAACGGCGATGACTTTGTCGACTTCAACATCTTCGAGGGTACCTTCGAGGGTGAGGACAAGAACGGCCGCACCGTTACCAAGTGGGCCCTCGACTTCAACGTCGACGGCGTGATGTACGACAAGATCTGAGGAATGCATGTTTGAGAAGATTGCATATTTCGGAGCCGGAGCTATCGCTGGCGGCCTTGGCGTATATTTCGTTCTTGCTCGCAAGTTCGAGCAGGACTTCCAAGAAGCAACAATTGAGATCAACAAGGAGCTTGCAGAAATTGCTGAAGCGAAGCACAAAGATCGCGTGGGAGATGGCCCTGATCCAGAGGATCGGGAATCCGATTCTGAGCCGGTGGTACCGAGCGCTGTTGTGGACTACTCTCCGACTCCTGTGGAAGATTCCAACCAGGAAGAAGTAACCAAGCGTACGATGGATCGACAGCACTTCGAGGCCTACCAGATCACCGAAGAGGAGTATCGGGCTAAGGGTCATCAGGAGCATGTCGAGCTCACGTACTACATGGAGGACGACGTATTCGCGGACAACCGAGGCGTTCCTATGCAGGACACGTCCTGGTTCGACAACATCATCAGCGGTGTGTCTGCCTCCGATTCCATCATCTATGTCCGAAGCATGAGCCGCCACGCGGACTTCGAGATCACTCTTCTCGACGAATCCTACGAGCACTCAGTTCTCGGGGTTGAGTATTACGAGGACGAGTAATGATCGAGGCGGCACCGGATAACTCATATTTCGAGTGGCTTGTTGATCGAACCGGGGATACTCGCATGGCTGAGTGCCCAGAGGAATCATATTTGAGCCTTCTCGAGATCATGCACCAGACGCCGTTCCGGGTGACGATCCAGAACGACATCAATCGTGCACAGGATGGTATTGACCTTCGTAGGCAGTTCGTTCGAGAGAACAACGATGTGTCCTACGTATGGCTTAACGAGCAGTCTTGTTCCATGCTCGAGATGTTCATTGCTTTGGCCGAGCGTATGGACATGATGCTCGAGGATGATGAAACACCATATTCTCTGGAATGGTACTTCTGGGAGATGGTGAAGAACTGTGGCCTCTACGACTACACCGATGAGGCCCTGTTCAACCCCCGCCATGAGGAAGAGGTAGAATCTATTCTCGAGCGGATCAACTCAAGGGATTACACGAAGCTGGGGCACGGATCCATGTTCCCTCTTCGTGCGATCCCTCTTCATGGCGCACGTGACATGCGGAAGGCAGAACTCTGGGCCCAGATGAATGCCTACGCAAACGAACATTACTTGTAAAGGAGACTCATGGATTTCTACCGAATCTGCGAGCGTACCACAAAGAGTGGAAAGGTGGAAATCTACCCTGAGTTCCTCGTCGGACGGTCGAGGGATATTCTCATTCAGGGGCGAGACTTCCAGGCAATCTGGGATGAGGCGAAGGGGCTCTGGTCTACAGACGAGTTTGACGTCGCTACGTTTGTAGACCGGTCCCTCTTCGAGCACCAGAAGAATTACACAGGTCAGATTGAGACCGTTGTAAAAACTATGTCCAACTACAACACTGGACTATGGACCAGCTTCCAGACTTGGAAGTCCAGGCTTCCTGATAATGGTCAGGAGCTTAACAGCAAGCTCATATTTGCGGACAGTACTCCTAGAAAGGAAGACTATGCCACTGCAAGGCTGCCATACTCTCTCGAGGAGGGCGAGCCGGTCGCTTGGGGAACTCTCATTGGAACTCTATATGATGAGGATGCTCGACGAAAGCTTGAGTGGCTCATCGGTTCCATCGTGGCTGGAGACTCTAAGCGGATTCAGAAGTTTGCCGTCCTATATGGTCCCCCGGGATCTGGTAAGTCAACGGTCCTCAATATTCTGGAGCTTCTCTTCCAAGGCTACACAACTACATTTGATGCGGGAGCTCTTGGATCAAAGTCAGATCAGTTCGCGACCAGCTCTCTCGGCAAGAGTTCGCTCGTGGCCATCGACCAGGATGGAGACCTATCTCGAATCGAGTCCAATGGACTCCTCAACAGCATTGTTGCGCACGAAACTATTCTCATCAATGAGAAGGGGGTACGAAGGTATCCTAAGCGAATCAATGCAATCTTATTTGTCGGAACAAATAAGCCAGTCAAGATCACAGATTCCAAGTCAGGTATCATCCGTCGACTTATCGACATCTCCCCTACCGGGAACAAACTGGACGTCAGTGAGTATCAAACTCTCATGACGCAGGTCCGGGATGAGCTCGGACGGATTGCCAATCACTGTCTTGGGGTTTATCGGAGTCTTGGTAAGCATTACTACGACGCTTATAAGCCCCAGGACATGATGCTCAGGACTAACGTGCTGTATAACTTTGTCGAGGAGAATTACCTCCTCTTCAAGGAAGAGAAGTATATTAGTCTTGCTATGGCATACAAGCTGTATAAGGAGTACTGCAGTGAGAGCAATATCCCGTATCCGAAGAGCCGATACATCTTCCGTGAAGAACTCAAAGACTACTTTGAGCAATTTCATCCACGTTTACGAACAGATGACGGTAGACTACGCAGCGTATATTCCGGCTTCCGGGATTACCTACTGGATCCTGCCGAACTCGAGGCTTCTCCAGAGGAGCCATATTCACTGGCCCTCGACAACACCGAGTCCCTTCTCGACGACGTTCTGGCGGACTGTCCAGCCCAAAGAGCCGGAGACCATGGGACTCCGCAGTTCCGATGGGCAAACGTTCGAACCACTCTTCGTGAGATAGACACTCATGAGGTCCACTATGTCAAGGTCCCAGAGAACCACATCGTCATCGACTTTGATATCAAGACGGACGGTAGGAAGGACCTTAATAGAAACCTTCAGGCCGCCTCAGAATGGCCCCCTACCTACGCCGAGACCAGTCAAGGTGGTAATGGAGTTCACCTCCACTACATCTACGATGGAGACCCTACCGAACTGGCGAGGCTCTACGACGAAGACATTGAGATCAAGGTCTTCACAGGTGATTCCTCTCTGAGGAGAAAGGTCACCCACTGTAACAACATCCCGGTGGCTCATATTTCAGAAGGGCTGCCGTTTAAGGAGAAGAAAGTGATCAACAAGACCACCATGGCCAACGAGAAGAAGGTCAGGGAGCTTATTGAGCGCAACCTTCGGAAGGAGATCCATCCCTCGACCAAGCCCTCGATCGACTTCATTGCCAAGATCCTCCGTGACGCTAAGGAACAGGGGATGGTGTATGACGTCAAGGACCTGAAGCCTCGTGTACTGGCATTTGCGATGAACTCGACACATCAGTCCGAGGCGGCCATCAAGACCGTGATGGAGATGCCGTTCACAAACGAGGATCCTGAGGAGAAGTCCGTTGGTTTCCCGACTGGTGAGCTGGTCTTCTTCGACTGCGAGGTATTCCCGAACCTGTTCCTTGTGAACTGGAAGGTGAAGGGTAATCCGACGGTGCATCGGATGATCAACCCCACCCCCGAGGAGATCGAGGCCCTCTGCGAGATGCGGCTTATCGGCTTCAACTGCCGGAAGTACGACAACCATATTCTCTATGCCCGTACGCTGGGGTTCAACAACGCCAAGCTGTATGACCTGAGCAAGCGGATCATCGAGAACAGCGTCACCGCTGGGTTCGTCGAGGCATACAACCTGTCCTACACCGATGTGTACGACTTCGCAGCAACCAAGATGTCTCTCAAGAAGTGGGAGATCGAGCTGGGTCTGCACCATCAGGAGCTCGGGCTGCCTTGGGACGAGAACGTTCCCGAGGATCGCTGGGAGGAAGTTGCAGCTTACTGTGACAACGACGTTATCGCCACCGAGGCGGTATTCGATCACCTCCATGCGGACTGGCAGGCCCGCCTTATGCTTGCCAAGCTTTCTGGTCTAACGCCAAACGATACGACCAACAAGCACAGTCAGTTCATCATCTTCGGGAAGAACAGGAATCCTCAGAGTGAATTCGTTTACACCGATCTCAGTGAGCAATTCCCTGGCTATCAGTACGCTTTCGGCAAGTCTACCTATCGTGGGGAGGAGGTCGGTGAGGGCGGATATGTCCACGCCGAGCCAGGAATCTACGTCGACGTCGCACTTCTCGACGTTGCGTCAATGCATCCCACTTCAATCGAGTGTCTCAACCTCTTCGGAGACCGATACACTCAGCGTTTCAGCGAGATCAAGCAAGCCCGAGTCGCAATCAAGCACCACGACGACAAGCTAGCCGGGTCTCTTCTGGATGGAGCGCTTAAGCCATTCCTTGAGGAGGGGGTTGACTATGAGGCACTGGCCTTCGCTCTCAAGATCGTCATCAACTCGGTGTACGGTCTCACTGCGGCAAAGTTCCCCAACGCCTTCAAGGACCCCCGCAATGTGGACAACATTGTCGCCAAGCGTGGCGCTCTGTTCATGGTGGATCTGAAGCACTTCGTCCAGGAGCAGGGATTCGACGTTGCTCACATCAAGACCGACTCGATCAAGATCCCGAGGGCCACTCCCGAGATCATCGAGAAGGTTATGGAGTTCGGCAAGAAGTACGGCTACACCTTCGAGCACGAGGCTACTTACGACCGTATGTGTCTCGTGAACAAGGCCGTCTATGTCGACTACGAGGACGGACACTGGAGTGCTACCGGCGCCCAGTTCCAGCACCCCTACGTATTCAAGGAGCTCTTCTCGAAGGGGGAGCTTGATATTCGAGACGTGGCGGAGACCAAGAGCGTTACCACCGCTCTGTACCTCAACAATGGCACTGAAGAGAAGCCAGAGATGGAGTTCGTCGGTAAGACCGGCGCCTTCGTCCCCGTGAACCGTGGAGGCGGGATCCTTCTCCGCGAGAAAGATGGTAACTACCATGCCGCATCAGGCAGTACCGGTCACAGGTGGGTACAGTTCGAGTCCTTCAAGGAAGCCCACGCCGACGACTGGAAGGAGTACGTTGACTGGGGATACTTCGAGGGTCTTGCTGACGATGCAAAGGCTGCGGTGGGAGAATTCGGCGACTTCGAGGCCTTCACCCTTGGAGCTTGAGCCCTATATCTGGAACGGAGACAATGATGGCTGAGCACGTGAACCGGTGGGATCCATATGCAGAGGTCCCGATCGAGACACATAGGGATCCTGTGAAGGATGACCAGCTCATCTACGGGGTCAATGTCCCACACTTCACGGTGACAGTATATTCTCCGGATGGTAGGGTCAATAAGTACTGGAATGCCCGAATCCTTGAGGACATGCTCGGTTACTGCAGGATTGCCTGCCCTCGAGATGGCAAGATCCTGAAGTTCAAATGGTCTGACTGGTCCGTGTATATGTTCACTCATGACGGCCTGAATGATCTGGTGTTTATGCCGGACTCGGGCAGGAAGATCATCACTCAGCTATTTGAGAAGGAGGTGAAGTGATATGTGTGGACGATGGGTATGGCACTGGCACTGGTGGGGCTGGTCCAGGATGTTCGTCATGGACGCCGCTTGCGGTCGTCGGAACTACACCTGATGTAGTCTGACAAATCCCCCGGGTCTGTAAAAGGGCCCGGGGGTCCGCGTCAGAAACTAAGGGTAATATGAGACCCCTCTACTCGAAAGGAATACTCATGCTGCCCGTTGCTAAGATTATCATCTCTGGACTCTCCTCCATTGGAGCTGGTATGATTGCCAGCAGGCTTACCAAGCCCATTGTTTCGAACTCGAATGGAATCGCTAAGATTCTGCTCTGGTTCGGATCTGTGGGCACTGGTATCGCTGCTAGCGCAATCGTTGCCCGCGAAGTTGAGAAGCAGTTCGATGAGACGGTAGCTGCCGTAAAGGAAGCTAGTACTCACATCGAGATCGAAGACTGATCTCTAGTTTATACCCCATTAACCTGGGGTATAGGCTTTTCTAGAAAGGAGCACACATGGGAAAGCTTGTAGTACACGAGAAGCACATGACTATTGACGGAGACTTCCTCTCACTCGAGGACTGCTTTGAAGCATTCCGTCGAAGTGTCGAATACGCTGAGAGCCACCGCCTTGAGGAGACCCTCGTTATCTCTAGCTCGGTCGACACGGTCGAGTTCCAGCGAGGTAATGGGAACAGTGTCCTCATGACATACGATGATGTCCACAAGGTCATCATCATGCGCATCTTCCTCAACGAGGGAGACGTGGTGATCAAGCCCATCTATATTTACAACCACAGTGACTACCAGACGGCCTGCAGCTTCATGCGACAGGTCATGACGGTGCAGATCGATCTCAAGAAGGAGTGGCTTGTATGAGCCAGCGAGACAAGAGCGTCATCGACTACTTCACCCCCGACGGTCAGCTTCGAGAGGAGGCTGGTGAGTTCGAGGGACTGGATCTGGAGCCTTTCATCGATAAGCGATCCAAGGTTACACCTGCGTTCTCCAGCGCACTCATGGGTGTGATGCAGTTCGACCTCGAGAACGATGTGGAGGTCAGCTTCTACCGACAGCCCAATTGTGTCTTCGGGGAGATCTCTTACCCCAACGGCATCAAGACGATCCTGTTCAAGTGTCATCAGCGCAAGAACCTCACCGGGTTCATCCGTAAGGTCCTGGAGATCGGATCCTGGGACACCACTCGAGTTCACACCGACTTCCGTATTCACGCCGACTTCTAAGGAGCACACAATGGCACGACTTGGTAACCTGACAATCGAGAACGCCCGCATCTTCTTCAAGGACTTCTCCGCTGAGGGTCCTTACGCTGGTGGTACAAAGCGCACCTTCTGCGTTGAGATTCCCGAGGACATGGTTGAGGCCCTCGAGGCTGACAACTGGAACCTGAAGACCCGGGAGTCTCGGAACGACCCGGATGCTGTCACTCACTATCTCAAGGTGGAGGTGTCCTACCGGGCCCGTCCTCCGAAGATCGTCTGCATCCCGAACCTGACTCGACGGAAGGTGTTCATCAACGAGCAGACCGTCAACTCCCTGGACTACGTCGAGATCCTGAACGTGGACCTCACGATCAACCCCTATGTCTGGGAGGTCAACGGGAATTCCGGCGTGAAGGCATATCTCGGAACAATGTATGTCACTATCGCCGAGGACCCGCTGGACGCTAAGTACGACGACGTGGAGGAGGCCGCCTGATGCGACGCTACGGATTCTTCAACTTCCTGTTCGACGTCTTCATGACTGGTATGACTGGAGGATTCTGGCTTATCTGGATCTTCATCCGCGAAATGCGACGCGGTTGATTCAATGCCCCGGGGTCTGTAAAAGGGCCCCGGGGTTCCCCCGTTCATTCTTGAGAAAGGACACACGTGGCTAGCCGACTTATCGTCAGTGCAGACGATATCCTGAGGGCGGTCAAGGAATCGGAGGAGTTCGAGAGGAAAGCTCTTGTCGAGGCCCAGAAGCGAGATCGGGCTGCGGGCAAGAAGCCTCGAGAAGTTCTCCACCCTGATCACAAGCCGGGACGGGAGATTGTCCTGGACTACATCAAGAACCCTGAGCGTCGACGTACGCCACGGTGTTCCGTTCACCTTGAGAAGCGGACTGCGAACAACAGCTATCGGTTTGTTGTAGACGTGTCTCAGGTAAGGAATCGAGAGCTTGCGGATGAGATAGAGAAGGATCTCTTCGCATTCATGGACTACCTTCTCGACGAGTACGACATCCCACGACGAATTAGAAAGTGAGCACACAAATGGTTTCTCTCATCCAGGTCTCCGAAGGCCCAGTCGACATTCACGAACTCCGCTCTCGCTACCTCGGTAAGCTGAAGACCGAGGAAGGGGTTATGCTCCCCACGTTTCTTTTCCGTGACCGGGAGTACTTCATCACGAATTTCGCCCCCGCCCCGAACGACTCATGGCTCCTTACTCTGTCGAATGCTGAGGGGGCTATCACTCGACTCACTGTGAAGAACGGCGAGCTGATCAGCAACGGATCGAAGCTGATGCTGGCTGATATGTATCGTCAGTACTCGCCGAAGAAGTACTACGACTACTGGATCCTCGATGGGCACCAGCCTAGCCCGTTCTTCTACGAGAACATCAAGTACTCGGTTAAGTCATTCATGACTGTCCCTGGATCAACCGATCTTTACATCACTGCTGAGCGTGAGAAGGGACGTTGGTTCACCTTCCGACTTGGCGATGACCTCAAGTCCAAGTTCACCCGGCACCTCATGACTAATGCGAAGGGACACCAGTCTTACGACTGGGTTCTCGAGAATGCTGAGTGGGCTGCTGACGTGCACCGCTACTTCTGAGGAGGAAGCATGGAAGTCAACGCCGCTGGATATTACGTCATCCCTAGGTATCTTGGGTGGGAAGAATTCCTGATCCATACTCGAGACGTCCTTGCATGCGGTAACAAGATGCTGGTTCAGTTCTCGATGAAGGAGGGTCCTGTTCAGGTGACGGATTTCCGTAAGGAGAATGGTCTAGGCCTGGATAACTCATGGCTATTCAGTATCTCTGGGACGGGGTATACCCATAAGCTCATCGAAGACATCACCAACTTCAAGTTCATTCAATTCCGACCTAACACAGAATGGGTGGCAATTCACATGGGAAGCACCAAGCGCATCAACCTCGAGCAGTTCGACGAGATCTTTATCAGCGACACGTTCCGAAACCTCAAGCCGGTCATCGTGCTCCACCAGGAGCAGTTCTGGCACGTAATGGGTCTGGAGCTCGCTGGTTCAGAAGAGGCGGATTGGTTCCTCTACCTCAAGCGTCAGGACTCCGACTTCATGACTCGGATTCAGATGCCTCCTACTCAGAAGTTCATCTTCAACCCGCTCTCGAACAGCTGGTCCCTGGACGCTCCTACCGAGGAGATCACTGACCTCCAGCAGATCAAGGTTGTGCTGAAGGGGGAGCCTATTCGTGAGGTAGCAGTCTCTGGTGTTCCGATGCGCCTCGTCCGTGTCCAGGAGATCGCTCGTGGGGTGCTCTTCTTTGTCTTCCTTGACGAGGATGAGAAGCGTCGGTACTACTACGCCCGACGGACGACCAAGCTCCGCATCGTGACTAACCCGGATACCCTCAAGAAGGAGTACCTCCTGGACCACGTGAAGGCCATGCACATTGACTGAGCGCTGGAGTCGAATTCCCCCGCCCTTCTCAAGGTATGAGGCATCTAATCTTGGTAGGGTGAGGAATATCATGAGTGGTAGGATACTTCGGATTCAGAAGTGCTCCGATGGAGCCCCCGGGTTCTCCTTGTACCGTGACTGCAACGGTAAGCAAAACATGGTTCGCTGTGGTATTGTTATCTGGCGTGCATTTCATGGAGAGCCCGGGACGGGGAACTATGTCATCCACTTGAATGGGGACATGGCAAATTGCAGCCTTGAGAACCTCAAGCTGGTATCCTACTCCGAGTACCGGCAGGCCTGGTATGACGAGTATAACGCAGAGCAGGATCGTATCTTCGATGAGACTGTCTCTGAATTCGACGACTACATCTTCGGCTCATGTACTGAGTCGGAGTCGGATAGAAAGACTCGATTTGGCTACTGAGCAGTGGGTGACGATCAAGCATCCATTTGAGAAGTACGAGGTCTCAGATCTTGGTAGGGTTCGGAATAAGCGGACTGGCCGTTTTCTGACCCCCACCCTTGATAAGCAGACCTGGTGCTACCGGATGTACCCGACTGGTGGCAAGAAGCAGCTCAAGCGATCCGCTGGCGTGCTTGTGTGGAACGCCTTTGTCGGTGAGATCCCTCCGTACCACTTCGTGCAGTACAAGGACGGAAACCGGCGGAACCTCAAGGTGAAGAACCTCTACCTGAAGTCAAACTCCGAGTTCCGCAAGGAGGAGTATGCTGAGGGCCGCCTTGGGTGGATGCTCGAGGAGTATGAGTCCGCATTCGACGAGTGGATCTTCGGATCCTGTCTCGAAAGGAGAACACACTAACCATGACAGTTACGTATCGCCCTGAGCAGATCCAGGCGGTGCGTCAACTGCATAACGGCAGCATCTTGGCGGGGGGGGTTGGTTCGGGGAAGACCCTG